CAATCATTTCTTTCGTAATACCTCCAACAGTTCCAGTGAAAGTAGGATTTGATAAAGGTGCTTTTAAATCTAACGCAGATTGACACTCATTCGAAATACGTTTATCAATATCAGCAGTATTATCAACAGAAGATAATCCAATCATTTCTTTCGTAATACCTCCAACAGTTCCAGTGAAAGTAGGATTTGATAAAGGTGCTTTTAAATCTAACGCAGATTGACACTCATTCGAAATACGTTTATCAATATCAGCAGTATTATCAACTGAAGATAATCCAACCATTTCTTTCGTAATACCTCCAACAGTTCCTGTAAAAGTAGGATTATCAATTGGTGCTTTAGAATTCAAATTGCTATTAATATTACTTAATTCATTATCAAGAGTGCCCGCATTGAAACTGACTAAAGAAGCAGATAGTTTATTATTAATATCAATAATATCATTTTTGTTTGTATTTAAATTATTAATACCAGTAGTAAATGTATTATTCAAAGTAGTTTGTGTATTATCAAAAGATTGTAAAGATGTAATATTATCAGTAATAGAAGTTAATTGCGCTTGAAGTGGATTAGAAATGTCAACATAAGCAAGACTTGAACCAGTGAAATCAACTTTATCAAACGTTAATTTATTGTCAGTATTATTAATAACATCTTGTTTAGAATTTTGTAAGTTTGTAATATCTGTATTGATACCAGTAAGAGATAAAGAATGAGAGTTAATATTAGTTGTAGCAGTTGTTAATTCAGTATTTTTATCAGTAGTGAAAGCAGTTGTTTGAATACTCGCATCACCAAATTTCAAATTAGTTAAAGCAGTTGTATCATTAATAGTGGTAGTAGTTGTATTACTATCATATGAAATAGATGGAAGAACAGAACCTCCAGATATAGCATCAATTTGAGTTTGAATATCACTTGAAACATTATTAAGATAAATAAATTTGTCTGTTATACTTCCCAAAGCATCTTGTTTGGATGATAAAGTATTATTAATAGTTGTAATATTGGTGTTAATATCTTGAAAACTAGTAATATCTCCAGCCTGTAATCCATTCAAAGTGCTGATATTATTCGTGATGGTTGTTAATTGAGCTTGTAATCCAGAACTAATATCAACAAGATCCAAAGATGAACCAGTCAAATCTACTTTGTCAATGGTTAATTTATTATCGGTATTATTAATAACAGCTTGTTTATTTGTTTGTAAATCATTTAAAGAATTATCAATGGTGGATAATTTATATTGTAAAGTTTCATCAATACCAGTTTGTATAAATGTGGAACTTAAAAGATTAGACCCATTAATAATATTTTGTTTATCAATTTGGAGATTAGCAATATCAGTTGTATTATCAGTGATTAACCCATTTAAAACAGTATCATTTGTTTGTAAAGAAGCAATAGCATTTGTATTATTACCAGAAGTAGTGTTTAAACTGGATAAATCATTTGTTATAGAATTGAGTTGAAATTGTAAAGGATTAGAAATATCAATATAAGAAAGACTTGAACCAGTTAAATCTATAAAATCACTACTTAATTTATTGGAACCATTAATATTATTTTGTTTAGTAGTAGATAAAGAAATTAATGAATTTTGAATATCTATTATAGAAGTATCATTAGTATTGTGATAAGAATGTAAATTATCTAATTGTTCCTTCACTGTGCTAACACCATTATAACTGATATATAAACTTGGTATTTTATTATTATCATCAATAACATTTTGTTTTTCAACTTGTAAATTATTTAAATTATTTGTCAAAGAAGAATTAAAAGTAGTTTGAGTATTATCATAAGTTTGTAAAGAATTAATATTATTGCTAATAGCTGTTAATTGATTTTGTAATCCTGAATTAATATCAACATAAGCAAGACTTGAACCAGTCAAATCAACTTTATCCACAGTTAATTTATTATCGGTATTATTAATAACATTTTGTTTATTTGTTTGTAAATTGTTCACATCATTATTTAGACCGATAATATCATTTGAATTTGTAGCAATTAAAGTTGAAAGAGTTGAAATATTTGAAGTAGCATTATTTAAGTTTGTATCTTTTGTTGTAGTGTAAGCAATAGTTTGAATAGAATTATCAGCAAATTTAAGAGTATTTATAACTGTTGTATCAGCTATAGTTGTATTCCCAGCACCATCATAACTAATAGAATGAATAGCATTATCAGCAATTTGTAAATTATTAATTTGACTTTGAATATCAGCATCAATATTTGAAAGATAATTCCAAACTGTATTTGAAACAGAACCATCACCAATTAAGGAAGCATCTAATTTGTTATTAATATCAATAGTTGGTTGTTTAGAAATGAGTTGTGTATCAATAGCATCAAAATTATCTTGAATTGCTTGGAATGTAGTAATATCTCCTGATTGGAATCCTGTTAAAATAGTCAATGAATTATTAATAGTATTAAGTTGTTCTTGTAATCCTGAATTAATATTAACATAATTTAAACTTGAACCAGTTAAATTAACTTTATCAATAGTTAATTTATTATCAGTATTATTCAAAACATTTTGTTTAATTAAATTTAAATCATTTAAAGAATTGTCAATTATAGTTAATTTATCATTCAATGTTTCATTAATAGCAGTTTCAACAAGTAATGAAGACACAAGATTAGACCCATTAATAATATCTTGTTTCGCAGTATTTATGACATTTAGAGAAGCATCAATGTGATTTAGAGATTCGTCGATGGTGGATAATTTATATTCTAAAGTTTCATTTTCATTTATATCAGTCACTATAAATTGTGAACTCAATTTATTCGAATCATTAATAGCGTCTTGTTTAAAATTTTGTAAATAATTTAAAGAAACATCAATTTTATCATTTAATTGATATTGTAATCCAGAATCTACAGATATATTATTTAAAGAACCATCAATCATGGATAATGTATATTGTAAACTTTTATTTATATCTCTGTTAATAGCGGGGATTGGTAGAGAAGGAGAGTTAATAGCGGGGATTGGTAGAGAGGTGGGGTTAATATTGGATATATCTCTTGATAATTCATTCCTAGAATGTAAATTAGTAAAGTAATGTTGACTCTCTATATTTTGATATCTTAATGAATTTTGTCTTTTGGAGACTGGGTTGAGTAAATTACTAACATTTTGCGACCCCAAGCCTACTCCAAATACTTTATCTTTTAAACTTGAGTTTTTAAATGGACGTGACATATAATGTATAAATATATTATTTAATTATTAAAAACGATTTTAATTTCTTTAAATATCTGTTTTCATTTTATTATAAGTCGTAAACAGTAGTTAATGTAACACAAAAACTAAAATCCATGTTATTTAAATCTACAATTCTACCGTATTCATCCAAAAGTTGTATATTCATAGTTTGTATATTAACTGGACCAAAATATTCACGAGGGGTTGTTATCAAACTTAAATTATTCTGTTCTAATATATTAAATGTATTTGATTGTAACGATATACGGGCTAAAATATTTTTATTTAATAATGAAGAATTAAATGCACTATAAAAATTATTATTAACACTATTATTATAATCATCTACAACTAAAAAAAAATATCTTGGTCCTGAAATATCAACTATACCTTCAGATACATAATTTAAATTACCTGTGTAAATGCCATTTCTAAATCCTAACATCCAACCTAGTTTTAAAGGTAGTGGTGTATTACGGTCAGAAACACCGCCTCTATCTGCTTGAAAATTTAATTCTAACTTTGTATGTGTTGTTGAATCAGAAAAACCAACTAAGGTTTGTCCGCTTCCCGTTGTTCCATTTGTTAGATTAATTGTAAATACAACATTACTAATTCCAGCTAGTAAGAGTTGGTTATTTATAGCATCCATAATTGTTATTTGGTCATAGTTTCCATCAGGAATATTAATTACTGTAGAAGCACTCGCGTCAATTGTAATACTAAAAAAATTGTTACCATACTGTTTTGATACTACATAATAAGAAGTTGGCAATTCTATAGCAGATAGTTGCATTTGTAAAACATCATTCATGTTTATTGGTAAACTAAAGTTGAAGTTTGATGCTGAACTTGTATAATAATTCTCTCTAAATTTAGTATCTATGTTTAAATTTTTTTTTATCGTTCTCTTTTTAATTGGATTTATAACGCCTGGAAAAAATTCACTTGGAAATGAAGATAAATACGGTTTTTCGGGTCTTACTTGAATCATATGTTCTTCTTTGTCTTCTAAGATTGAACTTTTAAGTTCATAACTTGAATTATAAAAATCATCAAATTTTTCTTGAAATGTGTCATTTTTTTGTTGAGTTGAAGTATTTAAAATTATATTTTTTGCTTTTGTAAGAAAGATTAAGGTTTTAACTCGGGTTTCTTTGTTTATCTCTTTATTATTCACGATACTATCTTTTAGTCTAGATTCTTTAATATCAACAATATTTTTATCGAAATTTTTAGGTAATTCAAACATCTCAATTAGTTCATCTCTATTGTAATTCTCAATATTCAAATCAAAGTTCATATATTATATAAAGTGAATTTATTTAAGATATTATATTTAAATTTATACATTTTGAATATAATATATTATTATATAAAATTATATTATTGTTATATAAATGTCGTATGGTAGACAAATATATTTAAACACATCATGTTCAATAGGTGGTCCAACAGGCGCTACTGGTTCCGCGGGGTTAAGAGGGTTAAGAGGTTACACAGGTCCTATAGGTCCAATAGGTGACACAGGTCCTACAGGTGACACAGGTCCAATAGGTTACACAGGTCCTACAGGTGACACAGGTCCAATAGGTTACACAGGTCCTACTGGTGACACAGGTCCTACTGGTTACACAGGTCCTACTGGTTACACAGGTCCTACTGGTTACACAGGTCCTACTGGTTACACAGGTCCTACTGGTGACACAGGTCCTACAGGTGACACAGGTCCTACAGGTGACACAGGTCCTACTGGTGACACAGGTCCTACTGGTTACACAGGTCCTACAGGCGCTGTTGCTATAGGTCCAATAGGTCACACAGGTCCTACAGGCGCTGTTGCTATAGGTCCAATAGGTCACACAGGTCCTACAGGTGACACAGGTCCAATAGGTGACACAGGTCCTACAGGTGACACAGGTCCAATAGGTGACACAGGTCCTACAGGTGACACAGGTCCTACAGGTGACACAGGTCCAATAGGTGACACAGGTCCAATAGGTGACACAGGTCCAATAGGTGACACAGGTCCTACAGGCGCTGTTGCTATAGGTCCAATAGGTCACACAGGTCCTACAGGCGCTGTTGCTATAGGTCCAATAGGTCACACAGGTCCTACTGGTGATAGTTATTGGCAAGTTATGTCATCTTCAACTGGAATATATTATAATGGTGGAAATGTCGGAATAGGAAAAACTACTGCTTCGGCTAGATTAGATGTTTCAGGGAATGTCATATTTAGTGGCAATTTAGATATATCTGGAAATGTAAATGCTACATCATATAATACTACATCAGATTACAGAATTAAAGAAAATGTCAAGCAATTAGATGAAAAATTTATAATAGATAAATTAAATCCAGTAACATATTTAAATAATAATTTGGGAAAACAAGATATAGGTTTAATAGCTCACGAACTTCAAGATATTTATCCAGAACTAGTAAATGGAGAGAAAGACGGCAATCAGTTACAAAGTGTAAATTATACAGGATTAATCCCAATATTAATTAAAGAAATCCAAGATTTAAAAAAATCAATGAAATCTATAAAAGAGGAATTAAATGAACTTAAAAATAAAATTGATTTACATTTATAAATAATACATATTTGTAAAATTATTATTTACAATGAAGCCAACGTTATATCCAGTTTTATCTTCTATAAATTTTCATCCTCGCGATGATAACATTGAATTTTATGAAGAAGACCACAAATATATTATTCTTTCTGAACCGGATGTAAAATACACGTCTGTTACAACATGGAATCATTCACATTTTCCAAAATTTGATGCTGATAGTATTATTAATAACATGATAAAAAGCAAAGGATGGAAAGAAGGACATAAGTATTGGGGTCTAACCCCTGAGCAAATTAAGGGTCAATGGAACAATAATAGAGATGCGGTTGCTGGAGCAGGTACAGACCTTCACTATGAAATTGAATGTTTTAATAATAATAAAAGACTTTCTCGTGGTTATACCAACAAGGATCTGTATGAAATCTATTGGTGTGACAACAAATTTATACATGATTCTAAGTCAATTGAGTGGCAGTATTTTATTAATTTTGTCAAAGATAATTCTCACCTTAAACCATTTAGAACTGAATGGACTGTTTATCATGATGACCTCAAAATTTCTGGTTCAATTGATATGATTTACGAAAACCCAGACGGAACTCTTTCAATTTATGACTGGAAGCGTGCGAAACTTATTACAAGAATTAATAATTTCAATAGATTCGCAATCCCGCCGCAAATTTGCCATCTACCTGATTCCAATTTCTGGCATTATGCACTACAATTAAACACGTATAAAGCTATTATCGAACAAAAATATGGTAAAATTGTTAAAGATTTGTTCTTAGTTAGATTACACCCTGATGCTGAAGAAAAAAACTATGAATTAATTAAACTTCCTGATTTATCTACAGAAATTAACGATTTATTCAATGAGAGGAAAAAACAACTTCTTAATTAAACAATTTAAAACTATATTATATAAAAATAATATGGATACAGAATCTATTTTTTTTACATTATTTGTTATTTGGTATTTTAGTAGGTATCTACCAAAAGATGTTATCAATACTTTATATAGATTACATAATCAAGCTAGTGATTTTTTAAATATCTACAATAGTCTTTTATATCCCTTGTATTTCTCACTTGATGAAGAAGAATTTGTTCAAGAAGAAACTAATGTGAAACCAAAACCTGAAGTAAAATATGAAGATAAATTTTTAGAAGATATCCGTAAAATGAATAAAGAATTTGAATTTAACGAAGAAGAAACGTTTGAAGAGGAACAAAAATTAGTTGAGATTATAAAAAAAAATTCTCATGATAGAGATAATGAAATTAGTAAAATTGATGATAAAATGAGACACATTGAAATGAACCTAATAAAATATGAAGAAATGGATGATTATTATATTTGTGGAGATGGAGATGGAGATGGAGATGGAGATGATAATAATTTATGTGAAACAAAAGAAGAGAGAATTAAAACACTTATTAAACAACAAATGGAACTTAATAATGAAAAAAACCACTTTGAAGAACTATATTCATCTCTAGAATATCAACCAGAAAAATTAAAAAAAGATGCCAGAAATTTTATCATTAATAAACGCTTAGATAAGTTAGAAAATTGTTATGTTATTGAATTTACACCATTAGGTAATGTTTTAATGAAATATGATAAAAATAAAGAGTCATTTAAATTTTATAGTGATAACATCATTCCTTATAGATATTTAGAAGTTGTTGGAAGAAAATTTGTTAAGCAATTTAATTGTAGACCTATTTTTGTAGATATGGAAGAAGAATTAAAAATATCTGAAGAAAAATGGGAAAAAGAGCGAAAGGAAAAGGAACAAAAAGAAGAAGAAGAGAAAAGAAGAAAAGAAGAAGCTATTAAAAATCAAACACCTATTGAAGAAAAAAGGAAAAATGTGTTTGCCAAATTTAAAAGTTACAACAAAGAATCTGGTTCTGGTCATGTGGTGACAGTTGCGCCACCTAAAAATAGTATTCCAAATAAAAAAATCACTCAATCTCAAGAAAATGAAAAAATATTATTAAAACAAAAAGCTAATAGATATACATATGAAGGAAAAATGGCCAATTTTAGTTTTATTAAAAAAATCGACAGAAAAATGGTTGATAAAAAATTTGGAATGTCATTTGCTGATTTTAAGAAAAGTATTCTTAAAAAATAAATCTAAATATTTTAACAAATTTTATATTTTATATTTTATTGTAAGTAATAAAATATAAATTAAACTTCTTATTATAATATAAGTATGAATAAACAAACCAAACGCATTAGAAGAAATAAAAAAAATAAAACTCGTAAATATTATGGCGGTGCTGTTGAAGTAACTGAAAAAAGTAAAGGCGTTTTTGATGTAATTGGAGATAAATTATCTGGTTATTCTGGTAAAGCATTAGATTATGTTAAAAATAAAAGTTTAAGATTAGTTGGATTACAACCTATTAAAGAGCCAGAAGCTGAACAAATTACTACTACACAAGATGTTGATGAAAAAATTAATGAAATTGGTGATTCTGCTTCTGGAATTGTTTCTGATGTTAAAAATGTTTTTGACAAAGGTTCTGCTGCTGTTATTGGAAATATTAATGATGTATTAGAAAGTCCCGAGGTTGGCGAATCTTTGAATGAAACTGCTGCAGAAACGGCTGAAATTAGTGAAAAATTATTGGAAAATTTTAATGAAAAATTCAGTACACCTAAAATGAAAGAAGAGACGAAAGAAGCATTAGATAATGCCGCTGAATATGCTGATATTGCTGTAGAAGCAATGGATGAACCTATAAATAAGGCAGTTGACCAATTAAATGAAGCCGGAACAAAAGCTCTTTCTGGTGTTGTTTCTGGGTTAATTAAAGTAGGAACAGATGCTCTCGCCGCGGTTCCTGGCGCTGGTGCCATTATTGAACTGGGTAAAATGGCAAATGACGCAACGGCTGCTGCTGGAGATGTAGTAGAGGCTACTTCTGATGCAACGTCTACAATATCCAAAGTTGTTGAAGAAACAAGTAAAAATATTGATGAAGGTCTTGATAAATTACATCAAGAAAAAGAGGATTTAACCCCTGATACACCTTTAAATACTGATATAAATTTAAAGCAATTAAATAAAGAGGGAAGTAGTATTTCTAATAGAGTTGATAAATCTATTAACCAATTTGAAAAACCTGTTAGCAGTGCTCCTGTTTTAACAGGCGGTAAAAAAACTAGACGTAAATTTTTTAACCGTAAAGGTAAAACCAAGAGAGTTAGATTTTCTATTTAGACAACGCCACCTTCGGTTAAGCTTTTCCTTTCCAATGCTTAAAACCATTACTTCTATAAATATCAAACGAACTTTCTAGATGATTGAACGCAATTTTATAACCTTCTTTTTCTAATTCAGACATGTCATTTAAATATTCAAAAATTTCTCTCTTCTTTTCATCGGGATATGTTTTTACAATATCCGGAATTGGCAAATTTAGCGAATCAAAGTTTACTTCTGACATTATTATAATAGTTATGATTTACAATTATTAAATAATTTTAAATCAATTTTAAAATTATATAGTTTATTTTTAATTTAAAGAAATTATATTCTTTAAGTAGGAGTTTCAATTTATTATTTAAAAATGTAAAAAAATGTTGGGAAAGTTTTTTTGAATTTTCAATTTTGGACATTTATTTTTGTCCATTTTTGAAAATCTTGAATATTTTATGGAAAAAATACAATTTTGTGACCATAATTTAAAATTATCGTCTCGTCACCAAAAAAATAATTATAAAAATGTTAGCATAAAATTTTATTATTTTTGCGTAAAAAAGCTTAAACTAATTTTCCGTTGTTAATATATGACAACAAATGACAACGGGTTTTTAGCAAAAACTAGCCACAATTTTTTCTGTGAAATTTGTGATTACGGAACGTATAAAAAATTTAATTTTGACATTCATCGTGAAAGCAAAAAACATCAAAACAACGTTTTGACAACGAATAACAACAAACTAGCAGCTAAAACTAGCGGGAAAAAATATGAGTGTGAAATTTGTGAAAAAGGCTTTAATGATAGAGCTGGTTTATGGAGACATAATAAAAAATGTAATGAACTACAAAATTCAAATAAATCACCAGAAATTTCTCAAGAACTTATTTTAACTATTATTAAACAAAATAGTGAACTACAACAAACCGTTATAGAACAAAGTAAAACTATAAACGAAATGTCTAAAAATATACAAACCACAAATAATAATAATAATAATAATAATAATAATAATACTAATTCACATAATAAAACATTTAATCTTCAATTCTTTTTAAACGAAACATGTAAAAATGCCATGAATATTACCGACTTTGTCGACTCTATTAAACTTCAATTGTCCGATTTAATTAAAGTTGGAGAAATTGGTTATGTTGAAGGACTATCTAGTATTATTACTAAAAACCTTAATGCATTAGATGTTACTCAAAGACCAGTTCATTGTACAGATAAGAAGAGAGAAGTACTTTATGTAAAAGATGAAAATAAATGGGAAAAAGAAGATGAAGATAAAAATAAAATTAGAAAAGTAATTAAAAAGGTGATGATCAAGAATCAAAGATTACTACCAGAATATAAAGAAAAATATCCTGATTATAATAAAGCTTCCTCAAAAGTTTCAGATCAATACAATACAATTATTATCGAATCTATGGGAGGCAGAGGTGATAACGATTATGAAAAGGAAAATAAAATAATTAAAAATATAACAAAGGTAACAACAATTGATTAACCATTATAAGTAGAAAAACAAATTAATTTATTACCTAAATTGGTATCAAATCTAATATCACTGGCATTAAACATTTTGGTTATACTAGTGTCGACAGAATAACCATTCATAACCAAATATGAAATTAAATCAGGTACTTCATCGACAATCATTAAATCTTCGCCACAACGAAGTGAACCATGTCCCATATTACATCCTCCAAGTGTCATCAATGCGTAACCACACTGTTTCAAAGGACTACACGATCCATGAGTTTTAAATTCACTTAAAGGTGGAAAATTTGTAAACCTAACAAGGTCGGCTAATGGTCCGTCAGGCATAAGATTTACAACTACAATATTTTTATAGCATTTGTTATAGGTATCTAAATAAGGTTGACTAAAAAGAGCAAATGTTTTTGCTACACACGGTTTTTCAGGCGGGGTTCCACGAACAAGATTTGTTGGGATATTTCTAGATCCTTTTTTGTCCTGTAATCCATTTATGAAATTATACATTAATAATGTAGTAGAAAAAAACTTTTTATTAAGTTTTTATATTTTTTCTGTTTTTATATTTTTTCTGTTTTTATATTTTTTCTGTTTTTATATTTTTTCTGTTTTTATATTTTTTCTGTTTTTATATTTTTTCTGTTTTTATATTTTTTTGTTTTTATTTTAAATTTTAGTTATTTTCACAAAGCTTGCAACTATTTTTAATTCTGGTAATAGTTCTATTTGACTTCTTCGATATGTCTGTCATACTTAACTGACTAGACCTAATAGATGACTAGAACTAATAGAGCCGTTCGTAAGCATAATCGTCAATGCAACAAGGACTACAACAATCTTTCTCGGCGTCATCAAGAATATGACTAAATGTTGAATCATCGCGCATTGTAAGAGAGCTATTACGAATTATTCTCTCTATTTTTTCTATTCTGGCTTCACAATCATCGCCTTGGCGAGTCGTGGGCCAAATACTCTCACTTTTATCTGGGCAACCACGACTACCGTCACCGTGTCCCAACATTGACAAATGGTATGTCAGTATTCCAGCTTGTGTCTTTTGGTTAAACATACCACCTACAAGTTGATAAAGGAACTCGTCAACTCTTTTACTGGTTTTAGTAAGTTCTGCTATCTGGTTTTGCTGATTTTCAAGCATAATTCTCTGTTCTCCAATCATAATTCTCTGTTCTTCAAGCATAATTCTCTGTTCTTCAACTAAATTTTCTAAGTGACGCCCATTTTCAACGACTTGATGAATATTCATCATAGTGCGTTGAATTGGGTTTTTGTTCTTCAGACAAATCCAATACTCATTAGGAGTAATTTGAAGTCTGTATGGTACATTAAAACAGATAGAATTCCATAAGGTAATAGAATTCCAACTGGCGTCCCTACCAATAGAATTCCAACTGCCATCACTATTATAACAACCATCGCCCTCGACGATAATAGGGTCACTGAAGTGAACAAATGCTGACATTACGCGGTCGTCAACGCTCTCACTAAATCCAGGTTTCTTATTAATTTGCGTGAAATCAACACGACAAACTGTTCCAATACTATGTGCCGACATAATCTCTTTGATTGAATCCTCGGTATGGATTGTAGACATACGAGGAATATAGATACTGGCATAAGTGTTCATTTTGATAAGATAATACTTCTGATATAAATCTGTTTATACCTTTTATTTATTACGAGAAAAGCATTTCAATTTTTTTTAATAAATATAATTAAATTAAATTAATATCTACAAAATATAACACTATTTCACGTTACATTTTATTATTTTGTATTTTATTTTGTAAAATGTGAAAAAAGTTAGACTCCCAAATGTATACCTTTCGGAAGCCTTTTCTCAAAGTGATTTTTTACACCTTTTAACATTTCAAACGCCTAATATTTCTCAATAAAAATAACTTAAAGGCAAACCAATATTGTATATTAAGTAATAATGATAATAAATGAGGTTACTTCCAATCTTTTAAAGATTGTTTAGCAGTTTTTCGTGAGACCCAAAGTCAAACAAAGCGTGACACAAATGCTACTCATTTCGTCCTTCACCAGTGAAACTGGGTTAAGTTGGGCCATCGTAAGGTGAAACTCCTTACTATTGATTTTACACTTTTTACAAATTAAGTAAAGCACTGAATAATATAATCCCAAAAATAAGTGATTACGAGGCTTATTGAAAATCGGCGTTTGAAATGTAAAAAGGTGTAATTAAATTATAAACAAGCAATAACTAATAACTAATAACTAATAACTAATAACTAATAACTAATAAAAGCAAGGAATTTTTATCTCTTTTATAAGTCTTGAACAATTCTGATTTTGTATTTTATATTGCTTTTATCAGAAATTGTTCAAGTCCTTTAAACATTTTCTGGAGTGTAATGGGAAATAATAATACGCATCTTACCAAATATTTCGCCCTCGGTTCGGTCTAGCTGCTCACTTTGTGCCTCATACTCGTCGTGGCTGAGTAGCAAGATTTTGACAAGGTCTTCCATTGTGACACCTTGTTGGATAAGCTTCTCAGTAATAAAGCCGGCAGTTGGAATAGGTTCAGACTCTTCAGGCTGAGCGTTCTCCTGATATTGGTTGTAAACCTCTTCCTCTTCAATATCCTGTTCGTCGTGCTGTTCACCTGTAAGATTGTTCATGAAGAACCGAAATCCTCTAAGATAGACCTCTTCGCGACCCTCACCATCATCATTATAATATTCTCCA